TTCCCCACCCTTGCCCGTGCGGATCATGGGCGTGAGCTCATCCACAACCTTCTGCAGTCGAGCCACACGCTCCGCGGCTGTGCCCACCTCCGCTGTGCGGGCGCCTGCCATCCGCGCTCCGGCCATGAGTCTCCAGACTGGAATCTTGGACAGGTCTCCGCCGGCCGCCTGCAGCGCCTTCTGCAACTTGTCGGACTCGGCCGTCTTGCTCATCATGATGAAGGCGGCGAGGTTCTGCTTCTGCAAGTTAAGAAGGGCTCGACGGGCCTCGACCTCCTTGCTCGTCGCATCGATCTGCTTCTGCTGGGCCTCGACGAGCTCGTTCTCCTTGAAGTGGATAGCCTCCAGAGTCTTCTTGAACTCCTCCGAGCCCTGAGCACCAACGCCGAAGGTCTTGCCCATGTTCCCCAAAGACTCAATCAGGCGCTTGTTGGTCGGCTGGAACATCTTCACGAGGTTCATCAACTGGCCGGCAGCAAACTGCGCCTTCATCAGGTCGTCAGCCTTGACCTTGGTCTTCGGATCGGCCATCTGGCGCTGGACCCGGGTCACGAGTGCCATCCAGTTGTTCATCTGCTGCAGGCCCTTCTCGCCGACGCCCGGAGCCTTGGCGATGAGCGGCACAAGCTGGCCCATCTGCCGGAGGCCCTCGAAGGAAGGAATGGGAAACTTGAGCTTCTGCAGCTTGGTCCACTCCTTGATCCCATCGGCCAGGCGATCAACCGTATGTCCGAAGTCCTTCATGATGGCCTTCTCGACCACCTGCTGCTTGACGGCCATCTTGCCGGCCTTCTCGAGGTCCTTCATCATCTTGTTGACGTCGATCTCACCTCCGCCTCCGCCAAAGACATCGACCCCAAACAGCTCCAGCCAGGAGAGAACGCCCTGCAGGATGATCAACGGGGCGAAGGATCTGGCGAGTGCGCGCACAGACGCGCCAGCCGCGTACATCGCGTTCTTCATGGTCGACATGGCCCGAGCCGTCAGGAGCGTGCTGGTCCGCGCCACACCCTGCACCTGCATACTGGTGTACCATTGCGCATCCATGGCCTGGGCCGCCCTGAAGTTCGACCAAATGGCCGCCTGTGTTGTCTTGAGGCCAACCACCAGACCAGCAAGTCGGCCTGCAAGACCCCCAGCCGCCGCTGTTTGTCCGAGGAACATGAAGGCGGCGCCCAGCACCCTCGCCGCGGCAGCTATGGCGAAGATCACCGTCAGCGCGCTCATGAGCACGCCAGCAAACTTGGCGACGGCAGTGAGCACGGCGTGAATGACCGGGTGGGCCTCCAGCCAGGTCTTGAAGCCAAGGGCGAACTCTTTGATCTTGGATACAATCGGGGTGACGAACTCCAGCATTGGTCGGAACGCGGTTTCGAGGAGGATGCCGATGGACTCCCTCAGGAGCTTGATTTGCTGTTCGAGGGGCATCATCGCCTCCTCGGTCATACGGGTCAGCGTGCCATCAGCCCCTTTCAATTCTGAGTTGATCTTGGCGAAGGCTTCACCCATCCGTAGGGCCCCTCCCTCGGCTTGGGGGAGGCCGGCCCGAAGCTGGCCGACGGCAGTGATCCACGGCCCAACCGCCCGGGCACCGAACACCTTGTCCATGAACCGGCTGAACTCCTCCGTGCTCATCCTCTCCTGAACCCGCGCCAGATCAAGCAGGATGGTCGACAGGCTTTTGTACTGGCCGGCGGCGTCGAATGCTGAAATCCCCTGCGCTTGAAACTCTTTCTGCACTCGCGCCCGCGCCAGCCTGAGAAGACCGGTGCGCATCCCGGTGGTGGCCCTCGAGGCTTCCGTGCCGCCACGCACCGCGAGTGCCAGCATGCCGACGAGTTCCTTGAACGACTGTCCGGAGAAATTCGCGGCCTCGCCCAACTTCTTGAAGCCTTCATCCATCCGGGCCACCGGCGTGCCCACGACCCTGGAGATGACCGCCAGCTCGTCCAGCTTTCCGGCAAGCTCAGTGGCCTGCAGCCTGAAACCACCAACGATGCGCGATGACATGAGCGCAGCGCGATTGAAATCACCCTCCAGGTAGGTCGTGGCTATCGACATCGTCGGTGTGAGCGCCGCAGCCGTGCCCTCGACATCCCTCAAGGCCATGTTGAGCCGGGTGGCAGCCTCGACGGCCTCGGCAGGGGCGAACGGCGTCACCGAGGCAGCCTTGCGCGCCGCTTTTTCCAGACGTGTAACCTGGTCCGCGCTCAGCCCAGTGGCCACCTTCAGACGCGTGGCGGCGTTCTCCATGTCCATGGCCGGCTTGATGGCCGCAGCCATCCACTGGGCTGCACGCTGGGCGACGATCAGGGCGTTGTAGGCACCAGCGAGAGCTTGGAGGCCCGCGCGCCCCTGATCAGAAGTCTGCTTGATGGCATCGCCCATGCGACGTGTGGATCGCTCGGCACTCTGCGCTGCAGGCGACAGCTGATCGACACCCTTGAAGGTGAAGGTCATCGTGTAGCCCACGTTGCGCGCCATCTGGCTCTCCTACCTCACAGGCCTCTGTGCCGGCATTTGTTGGGCCTCCTTGCTCCGCTGCTCGTCCAGCATCGTGACCAGCTGGTCACGATGACTGATGTCAAGCTCAAGAGCCTCGGACCACGTGATCCCCAGCGACGTCAGTTGGGGCGTTATGCCACACAGATAGAAATGCACCCTCAGCCAGCTTTCCTCGTCTTCGAACGGACATAGCGCTTGCGGCTGGAAAAGAACTCCGCCCCGAAAGGGAGCAAGACCTGCTGGACGTTGCCGCAGGTCGGGCACTCCACGTCGAACATCGTCTCGACACCGCCCTCGAGCTCGTCCGTCGCGTCCCACAGGCGGTCACCCACAATCGCCTCCATGTCCTCGACCAGAGCGACAATCTCCTTGAACCGGTGTCGGCCATCGAGCTCCACGATGCGCCGGGCCAGATGGTACGTCATGATCTTGGCCTCGTCCTTGGTGCCCAAGGTGGCGAGGAAGGAGTCATCTTCGCCGCGCATGAGCCGACACTTGGCGACACGCCCGTCATGAAGCGTGACGGAAATCGGCTCTCCGGTCTTGACCGCGTGCAGGCCCTGCTCGGACACCGGCACCACATCGATGTCGTCATCCAGGTTCACGCCCCAACCGAACATCTTGCGGCACGAGCCGCAGGTGACCCTGAACTCGTAGTCGGCGCCATACGAGGCGATGCGCAGCTGGATGAGGATGTAGGTCCTGTCCGAGCTCAGAACCTGGTCCCAGTCCACTACCCCCTCGGGGAAGTTGTAGGGGCCGGGGTCCGTGGTCTCCTGCCAAACCGAACGCAGCAACTCGGCGATGACGCGACCGGACACGCCTAGCTTCCGGTTGATGAACAGCTGTTCGTCTTTGACCTTCATGCCGCGGATGCGGCCTTGCAGCCCGGACGGGCAAGTCACTTCGATCATTGTCTTTACCTCTCTATACCTTGTGGGCGCCGGCCTATCCGACGCCTCGCTGCAACCCTATTCGGCGCGGGTGCTACGCCAACGCTTCGCCGATCTCGAACCAGTCGTAGGTCAAGATCAGCTGCTCGATCACCACCTCGTCTGCGGTGTTGTCCCAGTCGCCCGCGATGAACTTCTGGACCCAGACGTTGAAGAGAGTCCAGACCCTCTTCTCCGAGACGCCGTCGCGATCGAGCTGGATGATGTCGACGTCCTCCAGGTAGACGCTGTGGTTGCTGCCCACGCCGCGCGTGGCCTTGTTGAAGCCGCCCACCGACGCGTTCACCACCTGCAGGGCCCAGTCGTAGAACTTCCTCGACGTGGATGCCCCCCGCTCGAGGGTGACATCGGTCATGGTCGCGCGGCCGGGCACCTTCCATGGGATGACGCTGCCGCCCTCCCAGTACTCGATCTTCGCGACCTCGTAGGAGAGCTCGGAGCACTTCTGGAAGCCCGCCCACCAGCCGTCACGCACCTCAACGAGGAACTGGTGCTTGGGGAAGAGCTCCCGCTGCTTACCGAGAATCTTGACATCGTTTGCCATCGCTATTTACCTCCGTGCGAGCCCTGATCGAGAGCCCGGTTTCACGATACCTGTTAGCCCTGCCCGAACAGCTCCTCGTCCAGCGCCCTGGTGTCCTTGGTGACCTTGATGATCAGGAACTCGGCCGGCGTGTTCGTTGCCAGGCCGACTCGCATGACCAGCTTGCCGGCCCTGATGACGCTCGGCGGGTTGAGGGCGGCGCTAACGTCCACGAAGAACGCCGTGCTCGGGTCGGTCGTGGCGAAGGCCCCGCGCTGCATCCAGGCGTGCAGCTCCGCGTAGACGGTCTTGTAGACGCTCCTGCGCAGCGAGGGGGTGTTGTTCCGATGCCGGACCCACTGCAGGCCGCTCTCGAAGAGCTGCTCGAGATGGGATACCCCACGGCGCTCACCCACGCTTGGGAAGTTCCCGTCGCCCTTGAGGGTGCGAGAGCCGTCCACGAAGATGCCGTAGCTGCGCAGATACGTGATGGGATTGATGCGCTTGGGGTAGATGAGGTCGCGGGTGGACTCGAGCTTGACCTCCTCCCGCTCCAGCTCCACGATGCCGACGGGCTTGCCACCCTCCACGCCGGCCGGCTGGAAGAAGGGTCCCTCGGGCTCATCGCTGTCGTTGCGAGCCATGATGCCGGCGATCATGCCCGAAGGAGCCATGGTCACGGTCTCCACGGTGGAGCCGTAGACGACCTTGGACGGGTTGATGATCTTGACCCGGGGCCAGTACAGCATCGCATGCTCGGTGACGCCCTCGGCGCCCAACGCGGTCTGCTGCGCCTTGATGCCGGTCACGGTGAGGTCCTCGTCCGGGTCCAGAATGGCGACCACCATCCCCTTCCGGTCGTCCTCGCAGTAGGCGATCATGGCCTTCTGAGTGGACGCGTGCACACTGTCGGGGCAGGCCAGGATGGTGATGTCGTCGCTCAGGTCGAAGGCGTATAGGCCCGTCGCGGCAGCCTGGTCCCCGATGAAGTCGAGATAGTCCAGGCTCGTCAGGCCGTCGTCCCCGCTGGCCAGCGTCGCCGCGGACACGTTGGCCGGCCTGTCCGCCAGCGCCGTGCCCAGACCCGCGTCCAGGTCCTCGGCGGTGATGCGCGTGGAGCCGATGTCCGCATGGTTGATGATGGTCTCGACGAATCGATCGCCGGTGTCGTCCATCGTCAGGTTTGCGAAGCTCTCCAGCACCACGCCGTTGGCGTCGAGAACCTGCAGGTTGAACTCCTCGGCCTCGCCGCTGGTGGAATCGGCGATCTTGATCGTGAGGCTGTTGACGTAGGCGCCGTCGTACTTGCCCCAGATCTTGAGGGTATCGACCGCCACCGAGCCCACGCCGTTGTAGGTGCCGGCGGTGAAGCCGACCACGGTGTTGCCCGTGCCGGCGCCGATTTCGAGGGTGACGGATGCGCCGACGGCCACGGTCGTGATCTTGACGGCGCCACTGACCACCGAGGACGTGACGCCCGAGCCGTTGGTCCACGCGGCGACGATCATCGCGCCGACCTCAGCCGCGGTCACGGCGTCGACGTTGGCCACGTTGCCGGTGCCCTGAATCTCGGCGGTGGGGAAGGCCAGGTTCGGGGTGCCGCTGTTGGCGGTGCCACCGGTGATCTCCACGTAGGAGCCGGTGCCGCGGCGGTCGGACTCGATGGTGACCCTGAGTCCAGCCGAGGTCACCGTGGCCCTGGCGCCGACGATCTGGGCGTTGATGACCTGGGCGATCTCCTCGGCGGTGGCCGCCGCCGGCGTAGCGAAGTCGCTGGTCTGGAAGGTGATGGTCTGGACGACGCCCTGGTTGATCTTGACCGTCAGGGTGTAGGGAGCTCCGGAGAAGTCCCAGGTCTCATCGCCCCCGTTCTCCTCCGAGGCGGCTGTGGCCGCCACGGTGGCAGTCTGGTTGCCGATGCCCTCGACGTTGCCGATGAAGGTGTCGCCCGGCTCGAGGTCGAAGGTCTCGGTGTTGCTGCCCGTGTGGGACGCCTCGCCGTCGGCGACCAGGCCTGTCTGCAGCGTCCCGTAGCCCTTCGCCGAGGTCTTGCTGCTGGCGATCGTGGGATCCGTGTAGTGCACCACCCGGCTCACGTATGCCAGGTTGCCCCCATTCAGGAAGTAGGAGCGGACGGCCAGCGCCAGCTGGTAGTCCTCCACGTAGGTGCCGAAGTAGCGCTGGTACTCCTCGAACGAGGTGACCAGCTGAGGTGTTGCGATGGGGCCCTTCTCCGCGACGCCCATGATGGCCAACACGGCTGAGGGCAAAGTGGGGAAGCTCCGGATCGTTGGGTCTTCCTCAGTGATGATTATCTTTGACGAAAGCAGTTCGGCCATTTTTGCCTCCAACCTGGTTTGGCAGACTCCGACTACACTATCACAGCTGCTTTATTTCCACCAGAGTTCCGTTAAATTTTTGCGTCTGTAGCTCTAGTGTATCCACCTCACGAGCGGCCAAAATCGGCGGCAGATACAACACGGGGACCCGACGCACCTCAAACGTGCAGGTGAACGTGTGCAGGTTCGAGTTTGCCAGCCCGGCCCCAGTGGCCGGCTGCTCCGTCATGATCAACGGCAACCGCACAGTCCAACCAGCCGGAATGTCACCGGGAACCAAGAGATACGGATTGCGCCTGAAGAACTTGTTGACGAGCCCCATGAGGGTCAAGAACTCAATTTGTGAGTCAGATTGCCCAATTAGCTCGTATCCCAGGGTGTGCATGATGGGATTCGGCCAGAGCTGGAACTCGTCTCCGGCCAAATCCTCTTCGATATCAGGGTTTTCCCAGCCGTAGGCGTCCTCGACCACATCCGGACCCACCAGGTGCACCGAGGGCACGCCGGCCTGCGCCAGGATGATCCCATCAGGCGAGTAATCGGTGTGGGTCTTGGATGTACTGAGCAGCAGGGTTTGCCGCTTCAACCACTGGAGCAACAGACGCGTAATCCTTGCGAAAGGTGACTCCAGCTGGAGTGTAGGAGGCCGCAGGGAGTCTCTGGAGAAGGTGAAAGCCGCCGCAGCCGTGACCGTCTCCCCCGGGATGGGCACAAGATCGTCGTCGAGGTTCGTGACCACCACGTCCATGGCCGGGAAGGACTCGAGGTCCGGATCCCCCGGGTAGAGGGGGATGAGGGCCACGATGGTGTCGTCGGCCTCGACCCAGATCTTCTCGGCCTCGGCGCCGCCGAAGGTCACGCTGACGTAGACCGGGTCGTCCCCGCCCACGTACCCCGACGCAGGTGGCGTGTAGACCCGGAAGTTGGTGCCCGTGATGACAACCAGGGCGCCGCCTGCTGCCGGGCCCGAGCTAGGATCGATGTTGGTGATGGTGGGGATGGCCATCTACGCCCACCTCCCCTGTAGGCCCAAGTGGGTGGCCCAGCTCTTGATCATCCAGTCGACAGCGCGGGGTTCCACATCGTTGTCCCAGGTGGGCCCCCAGACAGGCCGTGGCGGCACGTTGATGACCAGGGTGCGAGGCCTGAATCTGAAGAGCCGCGATTGCCAGGGATGGGTGATGGTCCCATACAGGAGCATCAAGTACGTCCACATGCGACGGGTCATCTCCACGGTATGGTTGTAGCCAGTCTCGTGCATGGCGGCTAACGTGCTCAGGGGTAGCCGAGGGGCCCCGGCGCTGGGCCCAAACACCGGCTGCACGCCGATCTTGAAGGCCAGCCGGCCCGTCGGCCGACGCTGAATGGCTCGAACCATGGCCCCACTGCGGATCAAAGGGCGAGAGCCAGGGTAAGGCGGAATGGGCGAGCGAGCCCCGCTGCCCAGCTTGCCCTTCCGCCGCTTGGCAAGCGTGCCATCGCTGAGCTTCACAAGAGGCAAGCGCCCCTTGTAGTTCGCGACGAGGAAGTTCTTGGCGTTCATCGACACGTCAGCTAGACCCTGGCGCATGGCATGCCGGTTCTGCGTCTGAATGCGCTTGAACACCCTGAGCACCCTGTGGTACTCGCCGGACACCTGCACGCTGAAAGCGCCAACGGCCATCACATCTCCCGCTCTTTGGAATTGAGAAAGGCGATATAGAGGTCGTAGCCGTCGGGGCCGAAGCCCCACGAGCCCGGCGCGATCTCGAAGATGTAGAGGCCCGGAGGTTCCAGATGCCTGGTGATCTGCTTGGGCTTCTTCTTGGACTTCAGCGACGAGACGCGATCGTTCTTCTTGAGTAGCAACTCCTCCTGCGCGGTGATCAGCTTGAGCTTGCGCAGATCCTTCTTGTGCAGCACGAGCTGGATGTCGCTGTCGGGCATGTCGCCGGTGAAGCGTTGGCGCAGCTTCTCGAACTTGACGGGCTCCACCTGACAGGGGACGTTGACGGGCGGGAGCTCCACCCGTGCGTCGTCGCGATCGATGCGCTCGCCTCGCGCGTCGTCGTAGACGATGGGCTCACGGAAGTCCTTGTCGTAGCCGCCAGTCGCGCCGGTGTACGGCTGGACGTCCTGCGTCGAGGATGGACTCAGGCGGTGCCAGGTCGCAAGAGAGACCTCGAGGATCAGTGGAACTCTGAACGCCATCTCACCCTGCTACCCCGACGTGCGTCGGACGCATGTAGTCCACAAGGATGTCGTCCAGACGGATGTCCCCGGTCATCGTGGCGTGCTTCGAGAGACTGGTGTCGAACTGGATCTCCTGGTCCCTGGTCCTGGCCTTCTTGACCATGCCCGGGTTCTGCGAGGCCCAATCGCTACTGTCTGGGTCCTGCAGCTGGCGAAGAGCCAGCGTCGTGGCAACCTCTTCCAGCGGGAGTGGCACCATGCCAAACGGTGAACCGTCGGGGTCGGTGTACCCATAGGCGCCCTTGGCCCGGATGTTGAGCTCCCCACGGGGAAACTGCGTGACCGTCACCAGGTCCGCCGGGATGCCCACCCTGGCAAAGGTGATGCGCGGGTTGTCGCGGTCGTCGGGGCTGAGCACGTAGCCGAGATGCCTGTTGTAGACACGCAGGGTGGAATTGTCGAGGGTGTACTGGTCGAGGATGCCCGTGACGACGCCGGCCTCCTCGATGACCAGCTCGCTCAGCCCGATGATGGGCTGGTCGAGCCAGATCTTGCGGCCCTCCGGCCGCACCGTGTGGCGCAGGTCCAGGTATCGGGGGAAGAAGAACCGGCCGGTGAGCCTGTCGATCTCCTTGGACATCCGCCACAGCATCTTCTGGCGGACCTGGAGGTCGTACTCGTCGAGGATCTCGATGCTGGACCCGACATAGCTTTCGAACTGGCGACCTGTCCGGAAATGGGCCGGGTCCAGCACTTCAAACTTGTAGCTCGCCTCGAGCTCCGTCGAGGTGGCCTCCACCTTGTAGTACCAGACGATGGCATGCTCACCTGCGGTGAGACTGCTGCCGGCCGGATCGAGGGCCGCCACGTAGTGGCCGGTCCGAACTCGATGGCCACCGCTCGCGCATGGGTCCGTGTTGACGGTGCCGGAGGCCAAGACCGAAGCGTTGCCGGCCGCGAACACCTCCCAGCGGAGGGCAAAGAGGTCCTTGAGAAATCCGTCCTCCTGGTAGAAGAACGGGAGGAGGGGGTTCGCGCAGGAGGACGTCTCTCCCAATACGATCCCTGGCATCTACCCCTCCTTTACGCGAGACGACCTGACAGCTTTCTTCAACCTGCGGACAGCGTCGGCGTGCCTCGCGCTCTCCGAGTTGGTGTAGTCCACGGACAGCTGGGCGATCTGGCCCTCCGGGTCCTTGAAAAGGAAGAGGAACTGGACTGGCCCCCGACGCCCCTTTGGGGAATCAGATTCGACCATGTCGCCGACCAGGAGGCCTCGCATGTGGCAGTAGGCGGCGAAGTCGAGGTCATAGACCTCGACCTCGTCTCCGTCGCACACCTTGTAGGCCAGGGCCCGATTGATACGACGAGGTCGGGGGCGAGGCTGGTCGCCCACCTGCGCCCTACTCGTCCTCGTCGGCATCCCAGCTGGACCTGTGTCCCACCTCCCCCGTCGGGGTGTCCTCCGTGGTCACCGCCCCCGTCTCCGTCACGCTGGCCGTGGGCTGGCGCGGAGGCGGCAGCGCCGCGGCCCGACCGGCCGGCTCGGGTGCCTCCACCGGAGCCTCCGGCTCGGGCGCGGGCTCCCGCAGGTCGTGCGTCGACGGGTTCCTGATGTCCCCGGGGATCGACACGGCGCCCTGCAGCACGCCGATCTGGGCCAAGAACTGCGTGTTCTCATCCTGCTCGATCTTGGCCTTCTCCTCCGGCGTCACCACCTGGAAGATGGGCGCTGACGTCGGGTTGGAGCTGTCCATGCGCAGGGCTGCCAGCGCCTGGGCCATGGCCTCGGAGCAGATGTACCACTGGGGCCGCTGGCCCCCGGTGTACTTCTGCCCCTTGTAGGTGTAGTTGGCGACGGTCCGCCCCTGCCTGGGGTTGAGGGGCCAAAGCCGCACGCACATCTCTTTCGACATGTCTATACCTCGCTTGCTCGATGAACAAGGCAGCCAGGGGCCACCAGCGGCCCCTGGCTGGAAACGATGATCACTTCAGCAGGCGACGCCCAGGGCCTACTGGTACCAGACGCCGATCTTGAACGTCACGCCGTTGAGCGCCACGCCGTTTGCCACCTCGACACCGGTGGCCTCGACCACGATCTGCAGCGCGTCGGTCGCCTTGTTGTAGATCGGCCGGTAGCCCCCGTTGAGGTCCAACGGGACCACGCCCAGGACGGTGACGTCCCGGCCCATGGCCGTGCGCACCGAAGCCTGAAAGGTCAGGGTGCCGCCGGGGTTGGGGTACGAGTCGTCCCCGGGGAAGCTCAGCTCGGCGAAGCCGAGAGGGGCCGACGCCTGCTTGCGCTCGTCGTTGGTGACGGTGATGGTTCCGAGAGCCATTGTTCTCCTCCAAGTGCCTCAGCTGGAAACCGGCCCGGGCGGACCCGGGCCGGCCCAGCAGATGATGCAGGTTACCTTCAGGCCGTCAGGCTATCAGGCGCCCAGGATGTCGTAGCCCTTGACCACCGCGTTGGCCTCCGCCAGCTTCACGTCGAAGCGGACGGTGGCCACGATGATCACGACCCCCGCGCTGATGTCCTCGTCGACCTTGATCTTGATGTTCCGCAGGATGCCCAGGTAGATCCCCTTGGGGTTGCAGAGCAGGGCCTGCGTGTAGTTCGACCCGTCGACCGGGAACTCGGGCACGGAGTAGACCTCCATGTCGGAGTACTTGGTCGAGTTCGAGGTCTGGATCATCAGGTCGCCGAGGCCGGTCGCGCGGTCGGCCAGCGAGTCGCGGTAGTCGATCCGCGCCTGGCGGTTGGTCGTGTAGACCAGCCCGTCGTCCTCCGCGAACTCGTCCGGCATCGTCCGCAGCATGTCGCGGAGGATGGTCTTGGACAGCTTCGCGCCGGCCGCGTTGACCAGGTTGACGTTCGCCTGCTTCAGGATGCCGTCCAGCTTGGCCAGCACCGGATCGGCCGAGGCGGTGTCGCCGTTGATCGCCACGTACTCCATGTCGCGACCGATCGCCCGGGAGAGCTCCTGCATGAGGGTCTCGCGGAAGGCGCCCCGCTCGATCTGGTCCTCCAGCACCTCGTCCGACATGCGGAGCTCGGCCTTGAAGAGCTGGGCGTCCAGCTCGACCAGGCTGAGGTTGGGCTTGGCCCACTGGGCCGCCGCCAGCGGCGTGGCCTCGGAGCCGGCCCTGAGGACCCGGTTGGCGAAGCGCATCTTGTCGCGCTCCTCCTTGAAGGACTTCATGGGGGTGACGGTGACCATCTTGAGCAGCACCGGCTGCTTGATGGCCAGCCTGATGAACTTGTCCGCCTGCTCGGGCTGCAGGAGCCCCCCGGCCGCGAGGTCGGCTAGCTCCAGCTCTGCCTTCCGAAGGAGGGTTCTGTTCTCTTCTGGCATTGGATTCCTCCTGATATTGCCTTTTAGTTAGAGTTCCGCCCCTTCGGGCTCTACTCGATGCCCCGTTGCTTCAGCTTCTCGTGGTACTCGGGGTCGTTGTAGTCCAGCGGGAAGATGATGTCGGCGTTGTTGCCGCCGCCACCGCCCGCGCCGGGGTCCGGGTCCTGCCCGCCGGAGGCCGGCGGCGGGGTGTTCTCCCGCGCCTTGGCCACCTGCGCCTGCAGGGCCTGGAGCTGCTCGCCCAGCGCCGTGATCTTCTCGGTCAGCTCCGCCACGTTGCCGTCGGCCGGCGGCGGGTCGTCCGTCGGCGGCGGATCGGCGGGCGGGGCCAGCTTCTCCATGGCCGCCTCGAACTGCGTCAGGAAGCCCTGCGCGTTGAGGATCTGGCCGAGGTCGGACAGCTCGAACTCGTCCTGGGTCTTGATCTCGCCGTACTTGGCCACGAGGGCCTCGATCGACTTGCCGACCTCCTGGGCCTTCTCGAGCAGCTCCTTGTCCTCCAGCTTGCTCTCCTCGGCCTTCTTGAGCAGGTCGACGGCCTTGTTGGCCACGCCCTTGAGGGTCTCGACCAGCTCCTGCGAGGCCTTGCAGGTCTTGACCGGCAGGCCCTCGTGGGCCTTGGTCAGCATGGCCTGCAGCAGTCCGACCTCCTTCTTGACGGCGTCGGAGATCTCCTCGCCGGTGACCATCTTGGCCACGGAGCTGATCCGGCTGCTGAGGTCGCGCAGGATGCCCTCCATGGCCTTGACGACGTCCGCCTCGACGGGGGCCTCGGCGGTGAAGGCGGCGGGGAGCTCCAGCTCCACGTCGGCCTTCTCCACCTTCAGGGCCTCGGCCAGCTCGCCCATGCTCTTGACGACCCCCTCGATGCTGGCGCGCAGCTCGTCGCTCAGCTCCTTGGCGGTGGCCAGCGTGGCGGCCACGCCCAGGGACTTCTCGGCGACGGTCGCGAAGGGGTAGCTCGGCTTCGGGGGATCCGCGGGCGGGTCCGCCGCAGGGTCGGCCGGCGGGTCTGCCGGATCCGCGGGCGGATCGTCGCTGGCGGCCGGCGGGTCGTCGCTCTTGGCGGCGGGCGCCGGGTACTTGTCCATCAAGGCCTTGAGCAGCCCGACCAGCGCGCCGACCTCCTTGGCCAGCTTCTTCATGTCGGGCTCCTTGGCCGCGTCGAGGGCCTTGGCCAGCGACGCGGACCGCTCGGAGACCTCGCGCAGCGTGGCTGCCGCGGTGGTGGCCTTCTCGGCCTCGAGGCTGATGAGGGGCTCCTCGGACTCCTTCTTCAGCTCGGCCATGAGGCCCTGAACCTCCGAGGTCATCGTCTCCAGGGCCGCTGCGGCTCTCTCGAGCTCGGATGCCGCTTCGGGGGTCTGCAGCTCATCCCCGACGGGAGTGAGCTCTGGCCCCGCGCTTCCGTTCGACATTGTATCCTCCTTATACACGAGAAATTTCCGCTGATTAGCGGCTCTGTCAACGAGGTCGACCTTCTCAGGTTCGATCTCCCTCAACCGCCTTCTTCTGCGACGTTGCAGTAGCGTACTCAAGTTGGTCGGCATAGTCAACCGCTATTTTGGCAGTGTTGTATCAGGAAAGTCAAGTGACTTGTTTGAGTTTTTGAAGCGCAGCTAATGGCCTCAGTGCACGTACTGAGCCAGGGCCGATCCCTCGATGCTCCACCCCGTGAGGGTTCCGTTCTTGACCGCTCGCCACAGTTCATCATCTAGGATTCTTGCCGCGAGCAACCAAGTGCCCTTTTTCACCTTCTGGCCCTCAATCTCCATATCACATGGCGCGATATAGTTCTCGAGGATTCTCACCTTATTCTCGGACAGTGCCTTCTCGTGCATCAAGCCAAGCGTCTTGGCGTGCTCCATGAAATACTCGGAAGCCTTGCGCACCGTGTCCTCGTCGTAGATGTCGCCCTGACTGTCGTACTCGTTGGGCACAAGAACTACACCGAGAACGTACCGCTCGTCCTCCTTCTGCTGCTTGGCCACGAAGCCCCAGTCCCCGAGGCCCACGCGCTTGGCGACGGACTCCTGCACCTCCTCCGCCGACTTCTTGGTCTCACCCTCCTCGAGCGACGACAGGATCTCCTTGATGGACGAGGGCCCCTCGCTGACCTTGTCGATCACCGTGGGCGTGAAGCCGCGGATCTTCTTTTTCTGCCCCGAGGTGTCGTAGAGGATCTCCGTGACCTCGATGCGAATCACGTCTCCGACATTGGCCGCCAGCTTGGCGTTGAAAGTGCGACCGGCCTTGACGTAGGTCTTGCCCTTGACCTCCACGGTCTCGGCCCAATTCTCGGCTTCCTGCTTGGACACCGGCCCGACGGCGTAGAAGAAGTTGTAGACCCCGGGCGAGCCCTTGACCTCATGCCGTTCCCAGATGATGCCCTTGATGCGCCGGATGGCCTTGAACTTGGCCATCATCGAGGTCTCTTTGAGCGTCACCGTGTGCTCGAGGCTCTTGAGCATGGCGCCCTCAGAGCCCGCCTGCTTGCGTGCCCAGGACAACGCCGCGTCCATCGCCGCCCTGGACTTGACCACGCGGAACGGTGAGAGCTCGACGCGCTTGGACTTTCGCATGGCACTCGAGAGCAACCGGCGCCGCGCCCGGTACGGCTCTGCCACCACGTTGCCCTTCTTCGGATGATACAGCACATCGAAGACCTTCAGACGGACGCCCTCGTCGTCGACCTTGCCGACGCCACGGAACGCAGCCAGCTCCCGTCGGGGGACGGGGTCACCGGACTTGTTGATCGCGGTGAACTCGGCGTCGAGCACGAAGGGCCCGGGCATGGCCTCAACCTCCTTGCGGAGACCCGGCATCGTGTCCAGAAAGTTGCGCAGCTCCGTCTTGCGCTCGAAGACCTCCTCCGAGATGAGCCACACTCGACCCTTGGCGTCTTTCTGCAGGCTCACGCGGAACCCGTTCCACTTGGGCTCGATCGCCAGGCCGACCTCCAGAGCCTTGGCCGTGGCGAACTCCTTATATAGACGTGACACCTCGCTCGAGCTGAACTCATTGCCGGCGGCCTTCATCGGTTGGTAGAGAGCCAGCGGCCGAAGGCGCTCACGGTCCTTGGTCTTGTCGTCGGAGGGCTTGATGTTCTTGGGATCCCAGACCTGGACGTCGGCGTACTTCTTGCCCCCCATGGAGACCGTCTTGATAGTCTCCTTCTTGGCAACGTCGTCCTTGTCTGGGCCACCCTCCGGCTTGCCCGGCAGGATACCCATGGTGTGCGTGTGGCGACCGAAGTCCCTGGAGTCGGCTGCGAGCACCTGCCACTTCTCGATCATGTGCTTGTGCCCGTAGTCCTCGGCCGTCTCCCCATCGCCGGTGTACTCGTCGACGTAGGCCCGGTGAGAGTGCCCCTCGTAGTCCCCGGTGTGGACCTCGGCGTAGCCCTTGGCCGTCTCGTCCTTCTCCACCCCGGCGATCAGGCCGATGCTGTGCGTGTGGCCCATGGCCTGGACACGCCAGTGCGCCACCGGATGTACATGGCCATCGACCATGTCCGTCAGGCCGTTGCCGGTGTACTCATCCACGAAGACGTGGTGCGATTGGCCCTCATCCTCGGTGGTGTGCGTCTCGAAGACGCCCTTCTTCACCCCAGCGATGAGCCCGATGCTGTGGGTGTGCCCGTCCGGGGCCGGCTGCACCTTCCAATGCACGATGTCGTGGATGTGATCCGTGCTCTTCTGATCAAGGGCGTTCTCCCCCGTGATGCCATTCCCGGTGTACTCGTCCACGAATACGTGGTGGGAGTGACCATGGTCCTCCGTCGTGCGGGTCTCGAAGAAGCCCTTCTCGGTCTTTTTTCGCCCGTCACACATCCCACCCGTGCGCTCCTCGTCTCCACAGATGAGACAGCGCGGATGCCCGTTGGGATGTGTCCAGCGGGCCGGCTTGAACTTGTGTCGGCGCTGGGCTGCCGGCTTCTTCTGGTTCTCCCGGATTTGAGCCGTCTCCCGGTCGTAGTCCCGCTGCTGGGCAGGGCTCAGCTTTTTCTCTTGACGGATTCTCTCGTCTGGTGCATCCTGGACGGCGGTGGGTGGGCGAGGCACGGAGGGGGAGGTAGCCCCAGCGTCCTTCTTGGCTGGCGCCGCTCCGCTCTTGGACAGGATCCAGGTGTCCTTCGCGCCCTTCTCGCGCTTCAGGGTCCACATACCCTTGAGCCCCGCAGCCATCTTCAGGCCGCCGAGCTTGAACTTCTTGATGTCCGCGTCGTCCTGCGTGAAGAAGATGAAGCCCTTGGTCAGGATGGAGACCGTGGAGGGCGTGTTCTTGGTCGGGTTGAGCACGATGCCGCCGACCTTCTTCTTGGGCGGTACCTTGCCCTCGAAGCTCATCAGCTCCTTGGCCTTGGAGCCCTTGACCATGCGATGGATGACGGCGGCCTTGCTGGCCTTGGACGGGTCGGTGAGGATCTGGAAGTCCTCGACGCCGTCCGGGCGCTTGATGAAGAGGTGGAAGACCTGGCGGCTCGGCGCCGCCCGGATGACGATCTGGCCCTTCCAGCGCTGCCAGGACAGGGTGAAGCTGGACCGGCCGGCCGACTGCTTGACCAGCTCGTCGTGCAGCGCCTTGGCCAGAACCGGGGTGAGCTTGATGTCGATGATGTGGTCCGCGCCATCGCCATCGAAGCCGACCGTGGTGCTGTAACCCTTGGCCTTGAGCTCCTTTGCCAGCTGCTCGTCGTCGATGGACCAGGTGCGGCTGGCGCCCCAGTCGCAGTGGACCTTGATGGTCTCCAGCATGGCGACCAGGGCCTTGGCCATGTCGCCCTCGCAGGCCACCGTCACGATGGCGTTGGGCTTGCGCTTGGAGCGCTTGGCCAGGGCGGCGATGATATCCTCATCGGCCTTGCGCGTCGGCTTCTTCTTGGGCTTGCCGTGCGGCTTGCCGCAGGCTGCTGCCTTGGGGTTCGGGTTGTGCGGGTCCCAGTACGCTGGCTGCGGGCCCGCCTTGTCGAGCGGGGCATCACCGTAGTTCTTGCCGACCTCGCCGCCCTCGATGCGACGCCACTTGATGACCTCGTTGGCCTTGTTGTTCTTGAATGCGTGGAAGTGCTTGGAGCAGAACCAGGCGCGGGCCCGACCGCCGGCCCAGACGCATTCGTGGGTGGGCGGTGCATCGCACTGCATGCACTTGTCGCGACGGTGCTGCGCCTTCTCGAGGCGCTTGATCTTGAGGTCTTGGACCGCCTTGGTCAGGCTCTCGGTCTGGGCACGCAGGTGATGCACCAGGTCCTCGGGCTCCGTCTTGGTCTCAAGAGCGGACTCCTCGGGGTCGCACTCGAGGTCCTCCTTGGGAGGCTCGTAGAGGTAGTACTTGGTCATCACCCGGCGGAACTCCCCGTCGACCATCTTGATGTTGCTCTCGGTGAAGAAGCCCTCCTCCACCAGCGCGTCACGGATCTCCAGGCGCTCCTTCTCCTCGGAGGGCAGCCA